TATAATCTTGTTTGCCATAGTCTCAGCTTGTCGGCCCATTGGTGTCAGGTCCTTGTAGCCCGTGCCATCCAGATAGTGTTCGAGGTAAGTGTGCATGGCAGTGCCGCGTGCTGCTGCTGTGTCTCTTATCTCATCAGCAACCTTGTCACCCATTTTTAATTTCCAATTATCGAGGCTTGCCTTTTTTTCGTCACTTTGTGTAGCTGATAGAATAGTCGTAACACTTGGTAACTTATCACCACCTATGTCGTAGTGTCGTCCACCATTAATAACGGACCGCATAGACTTAGGGTAAGTATATAATTTATTTATCTTCATCTGTTATACCTTCAAGTAATTTTTTTCTTTTATTCAATAATCTAAATTCTTCTTTGTGTATGTTATCTCTAAGCATTTTTTTCCAAAACCATCCTGTTTTACCAGTAAAATCTCTTATTACCGATTTAGGCATCCAAATACATATTCTCTCTGGATGATTCTCTAATTTAATTCTTATGGCTTTAGGTGTTTCTTTAACTAAAACACAATGTTTTATTTTAACATAATAATCATAGCAATCTGAATTCATAGGTTTATATCTATGCTGATTCATAATCACAAGAACTGTCAAATAATTTATAATTACAAGTTAGTTCATCCCCAATGTTTATATCTTTAAGTGCCTGCCCTTCATTGTCAATATTAGGGTTATCACTATGGTTTATATAGTTTGTATTCCCTAATTCCAACACTACTAAATTAGAATCTAGGTCGTAGTTATAGGCATGATCGTTAAAATGTTTTTGTATGGAATACTCTAAATTTTTTAAGCTATCTTTTTCAACTACACAATCAAGTCCAGGAATAATTTGGGATATTAAAGTTTTTTCTTTTATAAATTCATCTGCAAATACACCTACCCCATGTATTTTGCTTTTATCTAGATATGTATTGACTATTAACATCTAGTCTTGTGTAGCAGATTTTAGTAATTTTTCTTGTAGTATTTCTTTTTGCTTACGTAAGTTATCTAATTCCTGACTTAACCTTAAAATAGATTTACTCTGTAATAAACTGTTTTCTCTCCATTGCTTACGTTCCTTGTGTAACAACTCTATATCAATTTCCATTTTTTACCCTTTCTTTTTTATTAGCTTTAGATTGTTTTAACGACTCATCTAATTCTTCTTGTTCTTTTTTACCAAAGATTCTGTTGTAACCTTCATCATAAGCTTTGTTAGACGGTCTTGATTTACCATCCCAGTTATCTGCTTTTACGATTTTTTTTGACATTATAACCTCTTTTAGTTCTATCGCTATATAACTTTTTCCATGACCAACTTGTTAAGTATGTAGAATAGTGATATATTCTCTCGATTAAATATCTAATCATTTCTTCATCATTGTTTTTAAATTACTATTTTCTTCCACAACTTTATCAAATTCTCTTGTCAAAGAATTAAGTTTGTCACCGGCCTCTCTACATTTTTTCTGTAGATATTCTTTTTGTTTAGTTAACATATCTATTTGTTCTTCTAGATCGTTTGGTCCCCTATCTTCTTTAATTCTCACTAGATCCTCCTGTATCATCATATTTTATTATTTGTCTTATTATTGTCGTGTATGGGTTAGGTTCAAATTTACTGCAACCTGTGAATACCATCAGCATCAACAATAACATCATCAACTTTATCAGCATCTATCTCTCCCTCGCTTTTACAAATTTGACACTGCATTACTTCATGCTTCATTGCAAGATTGTATGGTATTACCGTATATCCGTTACCTTTACAGGCCGGACAAATTGCTTTAGGCTTCTTTGAGTTTTCCATTTAATTTCTTCGCTTTCTCATTTACTAAAATGTTAATAGTTTGTGATCTACTTAAAATTGTATTGGGAACTAGTTTTTTTCTTATCTTATCTATGAGATCATAAGTGCTATGGCTCAAAGATACATTTTTATATTTAGTTATATCCGTCATTTTTCCTCTTTCATTGGTTATTATGAGTTATATCCCATAAGTTATAGTAGTCAACAATTATTTACAAATACATCCAAAAAAGAAACTACCATTCTTTAGGACATGTTGGTTTAACTCACTGTTGTAAACAGTAAGTTTTCCCCTTAATATAGCGCACAAATCAAAACAATCTTTCCAAATCTCACCTGCAAGTAGTTCCATTGTTACTGGTACAAGATAATACATTCCATTGTGAAAAAATATTAAATCCATTAATCCCTTTCAGCAAATATTAAAATTATAATTACTGCCATAATAAGTGCTATGATAATATATTCCATTAGTCTTCTGCCTTAGAATCATAATTACTTGTGCCCCAAGCTATAATTTTCTTGATCCCTGGTGCCTCAATATTTAACTCAGCATACTTGTGCCATTGTTTCTTCATTAGGTTTAATTCTAATATAAGATTAGACCATTGTTTCTGTGTAATGTTTTTACTTGTTATTGTAAGTTTTTTCATAATGTTCCTTTCAAATTTATTCTAGGATATTATGTTAGGTTTGTCAACCTCTACCTTGGCCTTGGTATTTTTTATGTCTATTATTTAATTTTTCTGACTTAGACTTAGATTTCTTATGTTTTCCGGGCCTTTTAGGAGGTTTATCTCTAGGTGCATACTCACCACCTTTAGCCTTTTTCATTTCCACTCCTTAACGTAAGGTTTGCCACCATCGGTACGAGAAGGCATAATAGGTATATAACTTATTTTACCATTAACGTGTTGCTCTAGATCTCCACCACATTCCATACATCTATAAAACTGAGAACTAATTCCAACTAATGTTGTAATTTCAGAACACGTAGGGCATTCGCCTCTAACAATTTCTGCTTCAATCTTAAAACTATTTTTTTTCTTTTTCATTATTGACAAGATAAACACTCATCACTGTCTTTGTCAAGATCAGCTAGTGCTTCCTGTTTGCATTCATCACTACAAAACAAATTAAATTCATTTTTAGTTTCAAATTCTTTTTTACATTTATTACAATTTTTTTTCATAGTTATATTTCCCCTGCTATTTTAGGAGCCCAATTTTCAGCATCCTGTGTTGTTACATGATAATCATATTTTTCTGGTTTTACAAACATAGCGTTAGTATCTGCAAATCTACCTTCTTTTATAGTATCAACCCAGACAACGTAGTCTGCATTAAATAATTCTCTTGCAGCAGGTGTTGGACAAACAAAATCTGCAACCACATGGTGGCCTTCTTGTTTGTGTTTTTCTGCTTTTTCTGCCATTCTTTTGGCTTGTCTTTTTCTTCCTTCTTCTGAAAAATCCCAATCATCTGCAGCTTTTCTTACTTCATCTGCATTAAGCCATTTCGCATTTATCAATGGAACTAATTTTGATGCTAGAGTTGTTTTGCCTGAGCCAGGCAAACCCATAATTAGTATTTTCTTCATTACTTTAGTATAAGCTTTTTTATAGATTTCTCACCCATATAAATTTCTGTTTCTGCTTTTGATTTTAAGCATTGATATTCTACATTAGAACTTGTTGATCGCATAGCAATTCTTTTACCTTTTAAACAGTTTGACATAGACTCCTGTATTCTGTGTTCTTTTATCTCACCATTAACAATCATCAGCAATGCAACTACTACTTCAATCATGACTGCCATTACCGTTTGCTCTAACTTTATCTTTTAATTTTTCTATGTCTAATATTGCTTTTTCTAGTTGCTTATTAAGAAATTGTATATTAACCTTGTTGGTCATATTTTGTTCTTGAGTTATCTCTAATTTTTCTGTTGCTTTGTACAAACCTTCTATCAACATAAATTGTTCCTGGTCCGTGGGTAATTGCTCGGATTTCTTGAGTAAGTCTGCATTAAACAATTGTCTTGAAGTCTCTAAGCTTGTTAGTCTAGCTGTCAATTCAAAGTAGCCATAGACACCCACAGCTACAGCTGCCATAATAGATACCATATTTTTAAGAGGCATTCCTATGGTAGTTTTATCTGATATTTTCATTTTTTCTTTTTTTTCTTTGGCTTAGGCATAAATATACTATTTACCCAATTGCTATAGCGATCTAAAACATCGCAACATTTATATATGAACTTATCAATCATTTGTGGGAATGGGTAGTACTATTTCCTCGTCATCTGTCAAGTATTTAGGTATTTTTAGCTTCTTTTTAGTGGGTTTTAGGAATTTATCCCCCATTAATTTGACATTTGGGTTTTCTTTTTTGTATTCATCTTTTAATTCATCCCATAGACTAGTGCTATCCGGTCTAGTGTTAGATTTTGATGGAGTTACACCGGTACATTTTGATACTAATAATCTAAAGTTTTCATTCTGTGCAAGACTAGGATTGCTATTAACTCTACCACACATTTTCATTAATTCCAATTGTTGTTTAAGTTCCATGTTCTCTTGCTGCACTTGTCTAAATTCTTTAGTGCAAGCTGTGCCTATGTAATGCCTGTAAGTTACACTAAGACTATCGTTATCATTATCACTATCATAATTATTAGTGAAAGAATTGTGTCTGTAATCATTTTCCCGCTTTTCTGTTTGGACTCTAACATCGACTTCACCAGTTCTGCAGCTATTGGTCCCATTAGTTAGATACTCGTTTCTTGGATATGCAGGCTTTGCAAACAAAGTCAGCAAGGTAAACATTACAATTAATAGTGCAGTGAATTTGTAATCCATCCTGAGAATCTCCATACATTACCTGCTTAAATCCTTAATATCGTAGTCGTGTTCCCGTACCTGGTCGGAGAGCACTCGATACATATTCTCTGCCATCTGCCACGTAGCTTCTGCTGATGATAGTCTTGTGTTTTGATCTGAAAGTTTTTCTTCTGCTACAGTTAAATCTCTTTTAAGATTTACTATCTGAGTTTGATTAGAATTGATTGTGTCAGTTAGATTGACAATATACTTAACGCCAGTGAATGTTCCAAATAGCACGGATGCTATTACGGGTACTAATACAAAATTCTTTTTGAACAGTTCTGCAATATTCATATGGCATAAAATCCTTTACTAAAAAAGTATAGCTCCAATCAGAAAAGCAACAACAGCGATAATAATCTCTGTTCTGTTGTGTAATTGCCAAACCATTAATTTATCTAAATATTTTTCAATCATTGTCTTCCTCAATGTTTCTCAGCTGATAGTCATAACTGCCTTCTTCATGCTCGTCTGTAATCCATTTAGCTGAATTTTCTACAGAATATATCTTACTACTTACTAATCTATTAATCAAGGTTTTTGATACGTCAACACCCATAGAAGCATCAAACATTTTAAGTCTATTATTTGGCTGTATTGCATAGTTTCCGTCTTCTAATTCCAATACATGGCCACATTTATGTTGATCTGGTTTCTCAGCATAACCAAAATTTAATTCATTAAAGTCTCCTGCACACCAATCTATTGTAAAAAGATACTTACCTTTACGTTTTACTTTACGTCTAGATATATATTGCATGGTAGCACCAGCTAGTTCATAAAAAGTTGTAACACTTACGTTATAACTAAAACTATCCCACATCACTATCTCGTCAAGTGGTAGTTCTTTTACCCCAGGTTTACTACAGAAAGCTGAAATAGGTGCTCGCCACCATAGACCACCATCTTCCATTAAAAAATGAAACATAGGTACTCTGTTTGGAATAGAACTAAAGCCAAAGATTGAACAATCAAAATATTTATCATGTGAATCTTTTTGATCTCTTAAAAAGTTACCTCTAACGTAACATTCTATTATTGGTATGTTTGCATTTAAATAAGCCATTAGTCGTTTATTGCTCCCCAGTTAATTGCGTGTTCGTAGTCAACTTTGTTTGGTACTTCCAGCTTAACAGCATTTTCCATAATCTCAATTATATCTTTTGCCTGTGCGTCATTTTCAATCGACACACACAACTCATCATGTATTTGAATGTGTGGTACAATACCTTCTTTGTGTAAATCTAACATAGCTTTCTTAGTCATGTCAGCTGCACTACCTTGAATTAATTTGTTCAATGCTTTATAAGTGTAGGCTCTTTTAATTCCTGGTCCATGTTCCTGGAGTGCATCTTCATGCAACATAGCTTTATGCATACCGAAACTGTTTGGTTCCCATAGATGAAATCTACATAGTCTTCCAAGCAAAGTTCTTATCTGCCCTCTTTCCTGTGCTCTATTAGAAGCCGTCTCCATCAGCTGTTTAACGAATGGTACTTTACCGTGATAGGTATTAAATAATTCATTAGCTTTCTCTTTCGATACACCTAACTCTGCTTGTAGTTTAGCTTTACCCATACCATAAAACAGACCTAAGTTGATTGTCTTAGCTTGTGTTCTTTTAATCTCAGCCATGTCGGCCACTGTCTGGTGAAAGTCTGAGTTAGAATCATTGTTGTAAGCGTCAACAACATCATACACTGAAGGCAACTTATATAATGCTGCGTAGTGTACAACTAGTCTTGGTTCTTGTTGTGAGTAATCAAAGCAACCCCATTTATGATTTTCTTCTGGAATAAATAATGATCTAATCTTAGGCCCTAAATCTTTATTACGTGCAGGTATCTGTTGTAGGTTAGGGTTCTGATAAGAAAATCTTCCTGTTACAGTACCACCACCAGCGTTTCTAAGCTGATTGATCTCTGCATGTATCCTACCTTTGTGTTCATACTTTAAAATAGAATCTATAAAAGTTGTGTGAGCTTTGTTAACTTCTCTAGCCTTAGCAATTAGATTGACAACAGGATGCTCGTGTTCTTGTAAAAAGTTTTTAGTAAAACTTGGTGCATCAGTCTTCTCTGTTCTATCAAATGGTATCTTTAAATTCTCAAAGACTTCTGCTATACTTCTTGCGGCCCATATCTGTGGTCTAATATTCGTTTCCTTTTCTATCGCAGTTAGTATGTCCCGTTCCTCTTGTATTAGAGTCTTCTTAAGTTTTTGTGCACCTTCAACATCAACTCTTACACCTTTGAATCTCATGTCGACTAGGCAGGGAAACAAATCTGTTTCAAGATCAAAAATAGATTGTGTATCTTGTGAAGTAATTTCTTTTTTCATCTCTTGCCATAAACCAAACGTAGCTTCCGCATCACGTTCAGCATAAGCACCAACATTAAGTGAAGGTAGTTTATACATCTCAGACTTTGGATCTATTCCCCATTGTGCTGCTGCCTCACTTAGGCCTGCTTCGCTCTTACCATAGCCATTATACTTCCATGACAAACTGTTAAGATCATATCTAAATCTGTTTTCATCAGTCACAGCTGCGGCTATCATTGTATCAACAATCCTGCCTTTAATTTGTAGTCCCAGTGCCCTGATCCAACATACATCGTACATTGCATTGTGAAATATTTTAGTTGATGGTGCATTTAAAAGATCCTGAAACCATTTTAAAACCATTTTACGGTCCATGTTACCACCACCGTGATGATTTATAGGAAAGTATCCTTTATAATGTGCGGTTGCTACAGCTATCCCGATGACTTCTCCGTTACCAATAATGGCTCCAGATCCTTTTTTAATTAAGTCCGGATCTCTTGTTTCTAAGTCAATAGCAATTTCATCAACCTTAGTTAAGTCTGGTAGTTCTGTGGGTATTACCCATTCTGTCTGGGCACTAAATTTAGGTATTTTCATATTATTATTATACTTCTATTTTTTCCAGGTAGTTTTGTTATCCAACCTCTTTCCTGTAACTGATTGATTTTTGTAAAAATTGTACACTTAGTTAAACAACCTGTTCCTTGTTTCATTTCTTCATAAGAGGGTGCCATATTATTTTTATCAATATAATCTTTGATAAAATTAAAAAGATCCATTTGTTTTTTAGTGATACTAAATTTTTTCATAATGTTAGGTAGCAAAGAATCAATAGGCAAGTAAATAGCCCCATGTAAAATGGTATATGATTATTTGGTTCCATAGTCCCTTTCAATTATCATTTCTATAAAGTGAATCGCTTTCTCTAAGTCTTGTTTTTTACCTTTCAGTCTGTGTCTGACTATGTACTTTATAGCACAACCTTCTGGATAAAGCAATTCGTTCTCTATCACAAATTTACTTGGCTGTATTTTAAAGTTCTGGTAATGCGAACCACCGATTTGTTTTTCGTATGCTTTAGATGTCATAACCTTTGTCCTCCCTTTTTGCTTCCATTATATATAAATTTTGTTTGGTTCTTGTTACCCCAACATACCAAACTCTATGCTCCTCATCCTGTTTGTCTAGACTCTTGTCTACTGCGTCTCTTATCTTTTTAGTATTATCTAAAATAATTAATACATTAGTAGCTTCACCACCTTTAGCTGCATGTATAGTAGATAGTTTTACTCTTGGGTCTTCTGATAACTTCTCTCCATTACGTATCATTTCTCTAATGTATAGACATTCTTCCGGATCAGCTTGAAATACTTCGTACCAATGATCTGTAAAACTAAAACCAAACTCTTGTAAATCATACATACGTTCATCAGTTAAAATTTTATCTACACCTAAAAATTCAAATAGATCTTTGCATTCAGATATTGATAATTTATCTCCATTAGTCCAACGTGTGTAATCTTGTATTGATCTATAGAGCCTAGTTTTGTAACTTTTGCGTCCTTTGATCTCAAAATATATTCCCATTTCTTTTAAGGTAGGCCCTAACTTTCTAAGTTTGTCATTAGTCCTTGCAAGTATTAACCAATCACCAGAATTAACTGGTACATCTTCTATTGAAGTTACATACTCTACGTAACCTTCTTCGGGTCTTGCTGACCATTCTTTTTTAATTCTTCTGTGATCCGGTATTCTATTTAAAATACAACCGGCTATTTTTTGTACAGCTGCTGGAATTCTATAAGATTGTGGTAACACAATATCTTTTGCAGGTTCACTTTGAAACCTTGCAACATCTGCACCGGCCCATCCATAAATTGCTTGATCATCATCACCAGCAAGTATAATATGTTTAGAGTTTTTCTTTAATATATCATACATTTTCCACTGTATTGGCGACAAATCTTGAGCTTCATCAATGAATACTACGTCATATTTCGGACACAATTCTGACACATTAAATTTTTCGATCATATCTGTAAAATCTACCAGGCCATACGCTTGCTTGTAATTATCTACCTCATCTTTTAAAATTTGTAATAAATGCTTGTCTATGTCTTGTGAATACATATCAGTATTATATTCTTCATCTATTGTGGTTCCTTTAATTCTTGCTGCATTTACTATGTTAAAATATTGACTATCAGAGTCTACAAATCCTGTCTTCTCTTCTCCATTAGAATATACTGTAACTTCTATGCCTAGTTTTCTACCTATGTCTTCGTAGTGTTCGTCTTGCATAACATTGCTTTTCTTCATACCCAACAAAGTAAAAGCTAGTGAGTGTAAGGTTCTAAAATATTTTAAATCTTTCTTACTATACTTTGGATAAAGATCTAAAGTTCTGTTCACAGCTTCCTCTGCAGCTTTCTTTGTAAATGCAAAGTAACCAATCTTATCAATAGGTGTACCAAACTTAACTAAAGTTTTAACGTAATTTATAAGCCTAGTTGTTTTCCCTGTTCCCGGAGGCCCGTATATTTTTCTAGTGCTCATTTTAATAAATCCCCTAAATTATCTCTAATACTAGTTTTAAATTTAGTTTCATTGGATGTGACCTCACGGTGAATAGTTGGATTTAACATTTCATATTCTCTATATTTTTCATGAAAATCAAACCAAGAACTTCTCCATTTATTTGCTTTAGAGTTGTTTTTAAATTGCCATCCAGTTATTTGAACATACTCTATAAATGCAGTTTCATAGTTTCCATGTTCTGGATATATTTTACTATAAAATTCTGTTTCCAATATTTTTAAAGCATCACCAACAAATTTTAAAACAAGAGTTTTAAATTCTTTACCATCTACGTGATGAGCATCCATTTTTGGATCAATGCCTGATCTATACCCTTTATTTCTTTTCCATTCTATTTTTGGTTGAGCAATGGCATTTTTTAATGCTTGCATGACTGCTGGTTTTGGTAAAGCACTTTCATGAACCAAACCAGTTTGACCTGGAAAACAAATACACCTGGCAACAGAAAAATTAAACATTTTACCAGAACCTATATCTTCTAATATGGCATAATGAGGACTTTCAATACCAATTACTTTTCCATCTACAAATTCATACGCTTTTTGTTTAGAAAAAGTAGGTTTCTCTGTCCAAAACTCAAAAGTTTTTTCTCCAAAAACAGGACCTAACACAACTTTTATTTCTATAATTTTATCTTTATTTTTATGCCAAACATCCTGAACCAAGTGTGGTTTTAATGATGAATAATAAAAATTGCTCATCATTTCTTTCATATACTTCTCATCTTCATTTTTTAATATATGCCCAATAGGCCAAGATGTTTTGTGTTTATGAAATAATTCATAACAAGCGTTTTTGTATTGTGGCTCACTGCCCCATATTGAAAACTTTTCTCTTTTAGCCATTACATTATCTCCGTGTTATGTTTTAGTATCGTATGATTAATTTTTATATCTTCAAAACCTTCTATATTTATTGAAACTACATTTTTTGTAGGTGTGTTGTACTTCCCCTTTTCTTTTGTAGGGAATCTTTTTTGTTCAATAAATTCTAAACCACATTCTTTATAATTACTGCTCATCATAACACCTGTCTTATCCTCAGAGTGTTTCCAATTCTTCGCTCTAAGCTTATCGTAAAATTTATCGAATTTAAAATAAGCCTTACCATCTTCAATTAATACTGTACCTGATTTAAATGCAGCATCATTCATAGCTTTAGGTCCATTAATTTTTGCATGTATTACATCATGTAATTTTTCTTTAGGTGAAGTACCAATAGGAGGGTTCACTACTTTCTGTGTACTAAAAAGAGATTCTAAAATAAGCTGGTCTTCCGGTGCTTTTATAATTGGTGGTGGAAACCCTGCCGCTCTTGCTATGGAGTTTCTACGTTTACGTTGATCTGTAACATGTTCAATTGATTTACAATATACAGATGCTTTTCCTATACCGTCTGGCTTAGTTACATCAAATTCATATTCTGGTTCTGGTTCAATATCTATTTTTCTTAAATTAGATAATACCGGATAAGACCCTTTTGATCCTGCAAGAATACCATATTTCTTTTTAACACATATACCTTTTTTACAATAATCATTAAGAGGACTCTGTGTACAAGTGTAACCTTTTTCAGATTTAGACCATGATCTAACTTTAGCGTTTACAGCTTTTGCTTCCCATGCATTTGCATGTACGGGTTCAAAATATTTAACAGGTGCATTCATGACTCTTTGTTGCCAGTCATCTGGGTACTTCATCTTCACAAGCACATGATAATTATACATAAATCTGTCTTTACCATCAAAGCCTGGATCTTTCATTATCTTGCTAAGATGAGCTAAACAAGGAGGGCCATCATCAAAATCTGAGTCAACACCTTCTAAATCTTTTTTTTCTATACTTTCTGTGATGTTTTTTAAATCTTCTATATTAACTATATTGGCTTCTGCAACTTCAAGAAATTGTTCGAATGTAAATGTTGTACCATCTAGATTTATTGCTAACCTTTCGGATTTTTTAAAATAAGGTAGGTTTATAAATTGACCTGGACCTACGTTCCCTGTTTCCGGATCCTTTGTTAGTTGTGTCTGTTTAGGAAATACCTCATTACTTGATTTTAGTTTAAACAATGGGAGTAAATTACTTAAAAAAGAAACTATTACTGTGGCTAATATAAATTCATTAACAAACAAATATAAATGCAACCCACCACTTTTAGATAGAACAGGTATTAAAGGTAGTTTGTATTCTTGAATTTTTTCAATAATATATTTTCTATCAAAATCAACGTAGTTTTTTGGGTCTATATCTATAACACCAAATTTTGCTTCTGAATTTTCATTGCAGGCTTGTACCCCAATAGATAAAATACCGTCTAAATGTTTTTGATAAACTTCTTCTGTAAGTTCTTTATGAGTCCAACCATAATCACCAGTGGGTAGTACTAGCTTGCCACCTTTATCTGGATCAACTTTAGCATTTTTAAGATCAGCCGTACCATAAGCTTTCCTATATCCATCAAATATTTTTATATATCTTTTAATCATATCTATCCTGTCTAAGTGGACCGATTAGTCTCCCGCACGGTCCACACTGTGTACACATACCCCTAAGGGATTATATAATACTAGTTTTCTCTGCTACTTTCGGTTCAACATGTTTTGCTTTCACAGCACCTTTAGAGATACTTTCTGAAAACGATTTTGCTTGTTGATACATACTCGTATCAGTTATAGGACCAACTTTACTAACTTCCCAACCAAACCAAGTGCCTTTATCATTAGACATTTGAGTAGTCTTTAGTTTGTAAATGTGGCTAAAAGATGCTGGTGTATATAAACCTGCTTTTCC